TTACTAAATATGCCTATGTTACTCATAAATATAATAAACCACAAACGAGAAGTATGGTTAAATTTGATATAGAAACAAAAAATCATAATTATTTAGCTGATGGGGCTATTGTTCATAATTCATATGGCAACCCCGAAATAACGAGTGGCGGTAGATCTTTAGGTTTTTATGCTTCTTTGCGGGTTGAGGTTAGACGAGGTGAGTTTTTGACGGACAATAAGAGAAAAATTGGACAGCAAGTCAAGTTTAAGGTAACGAAATCCAAAGTTTGTCAACCATATAGGGATGGTTATTTTTTGTTTTATTATCCTGATTTAAAGAATCCTGATTTAGAATTGTTTGATAATGCTGATGAATTGGTTTCTATGCTTTTACTACATGGCAAAATCAAGAGGCGTGGCAGTTATTACGATGTTTTAGGTGAAACATTTCAGGGCAGAGAAGAATTAGAAAGTGAGATTAGGAGTAATAAAAAGTTTAGAGTGAAACTTAAAAAACTATGAAGTTCCATAAATTTGCAGAAATATTTCCCATGATGAGTGATGACGAATTTGCCGAACTTAAAGTAAGTATCAAACAAAATGGATACGACAAAAACCATCCAATATGGGTTTATGAGAATCAAGTTTTAGATGGACGAAACAGACTAAAAGCATGTAATGAACTTGGTATAAAAGCCGTATATGAAAAATATTGTGGTAACAATCCACTTCATTTTATTATCCAAGAAAATCTACATCGTAGACATTTAACTACGAGTCAAAGAATTATAATAGCATGTGAGTTAAAAGAGAAACTCGAGAAAGATATCAAAAATAAAAAAATATCTGATGGTAAAAAATATAAAGACTATCAAGAAGCTATCAAGTATTTAGATGAAGAAAAACAAAAAAATATTAGTATGGCGATTCATAGTTATTTAGAAAATGATTTCGATACACAACAAAGGATTAAACGACATGAAAAAAACTTAGAAAGAAAAAGAGACAACAGAAAAGTCTATTTTGCATATGACGAAAATGAATTAAAAATTGGAGTGTCCGCATCCCCAGAATCACGAATTAATCATTTAAAAACAGCTAGGCCAAATATTAAATTAATTGGTTACATAAATGGAGGATATGACTTAGAGACAAAAATATCAAAACAATTTACCAGAATATCTGGTGAATGGTTCGTATTTGACGATGATGCTAATTATAAAGTTAAATATATTTTGGGTTTAGTCAAAAATGACAAAACCCAAAGAAATGCCAGAAAAGAGGCATCTAAAACATTAAGAGTAGGCGAAGGATCGATATTTAATGCTGAAAAAATAAAAGAAAATTCACCAGAGGATTTCGAGGCCATAAAGCGTGGTGAGAAAAGTATCAATGAAGTGTCTGTTAATCTTAAAAAGGCACATGTATCTTACAGTAGTGGAGAGAATGAGTGGTACACACCATCAAAGTTTATAGAATCAGCCAGAAAAACAATGGGAAGTATTGATGTCGATCCAGCATCGTCTAAAATGGCTAATAAAGTTGTTAATGCGACAAAATACTATACAAAGAAAACAAATGGGTTAAACAACGAATGGATAGGCAACGTGTGGATGAATCCACCATACGCACAACCATTAATTAATGAATTTTCACAAGCGTTGGAAAAAAATCTGAAGAATAAGAAAACAAAACAGGCAATTGTATTGGTAAATAATGCTACTGAAACAGAATGGTTCCAAAGAATGATGAAACTATGTCGTGCAATATGTTTTCCCAAGGGAAGGATTAAGTTTATGGATATAAACGGCAAATTAGGTAATGCACCACTACAAGGACAGGCAATATTGTACTTTGGTGAAAATATAAAACTATTTAAAGAAAATTTTAATAAGTACGGAAAAATATTATGGAACGAGGAGCAATAAAAAACAAAGAAGGTGCCAGTATATTATGTGATTTTACTGGACTTCAATATGGGAAAATAACACCTACAGATTTAGATGGATTTGTCGATTTTGGCAATAAAATATTTGTACTTATTGAATGTAAAGGGGGAGATGCAAAAATGCCATACGGTCAACAATTAGCACTTGAAAGATTAGTAGACAACTCAAAAGTAAAATCTTTGTTAATTGTAGCTAGATGGGAAAAGTTATCAAAAGGATTTATCGATGTATCAAAATGTAAAGTAACACAAATAAGGTTTGCAGGAAAGTGGCATAAAATACCAAAAACAACAGTTAGAGAAATCGTAGATAGATTTGTCGAAAAATATGCACCAGAATATAATCATTAAAAATTATTAAAATTAAAAACAGGAGATAATTATGTCAAGAAGCTTAAACAAAGCACAATTAATAGGTAATTTAACAAAAGACCCTGAGTTAAGATATACTCCAAGTGGTACGCCCGTTTGTAACTTTTCAGTAGCAACTAATCGTAATTGGAAAAATGCAAAGGGAGAGGCTCAAGATGAGGCAACTTTTCACAAAGTCATTGCTTGGAGCAAATTAGCAGAGATATGTTCTCAGCTATTAACGAAAGGCAGAAAGGTTTTCATTGAAGGACGAATATCTAACAGAAATTGGGAAGATCCACAGGGACAAAAACATTATGTAACAGAAATTGTTGCAGATGAGTTAATATTATTAGACAGTAGAGGAAAACAAGTTGGAGCTGCTCTCCCAAATGAACCAGCACCACCCGAACCTGAACCTTCTCCCGTAGATGAAAAGGTTGAGGATATTATCATCCCTGATGATTTTGGAAAAGATAAAAAGGACGATATTAAAGAAGAAAAAGACGCATTAATTAAAGAAAAAGACGATGACGTATTACCATTTTAATAATTTAGGAGGTGAATAATTATGTTATTAGCAGGCGCTGAAGGTGGATATGTTTTTGAAGAAGTTGTTCCCACCGCAACAAATACAGCAACATTAGTAGAACCCGTTCCTACCCCCGTTAATTTGCTTTCAGACGAAAAGAAAGAACTTAACGGCTTAAATTATTGGATTTTTCTAGTAGTAGTTGCTGTTTTAATGGCCGTTAGTATGATTTCCATATTTAAAAAGAGAAAGTGAAAACTTGGCAAAAAAAACTTGATATTTCTTGGCATCTATGTTATACTTAACACAAGATGCCAATAGGAATATATAAACGTACAAAAAAGCATTTAGAAGTTATGAGTAAAATCACAAAGCAATTGTGGCAGAATAAAGATTATAGAAAAAAACAAATTGAGGCTCATAAAGGTCATAAATTTAGTAAAGAAACAAAAAAGCGCATGAGTGAAGCTCGGAAAGGGAAAAAATGCCCATGGGCTGGCAAATACAAAAAAACGGAAGATCATAAAAGAAAATTATCAGAAGTTCATAAAGGAATGAAAAAACCATGGGCGGGGAAATATAAACGTACTTTAGAAACTAGAAAGCATATGAGTGAACAAATGAAAAAGTCTGGGAGAAAACCTCCTTCTCAATTAGGAATGAAAGGAAGTAAAAGTGGCGGTTGGAAAGGTGGGGTTACAAAGAAAAATACTTTAATTAGAAATAGTAGAGAATTCGATCTTTGGCGGAAGTCTGTTTTTGCCAGAGATAATTATACTTGTCAGAAAACAGGAAAGAAGGGTGGAGAATTACATCCTCACCATATTCAAAATTTTGCTCAATTTCCCGAATTAAGATTTGTAGTTAGTAATGGAATTACATTAAGCGAAAAAAGCCATAAAAAATTTCATAGAATATATGGAACAAAGAATAATACCAAAAAACAAATAAAGGAATTTTTGGAAAATTAATTATGAGTAAAACCACTTGGCAAAAAAAGGAAATTAAAGACGCTAAACAATTTGGTGGACGACGCACTCCTAAAAGTGGAGGGTTTTGGTCGTTCGCAGGGGATGTCGTAACGAAAGACTACCTAATCGATTCTAAGACAACCGATAAAGAAGGATTTCGGATAACATCGAGTGTGTGGACTAAATTGTTCAACGAGGCATTAAAATCCAGAAAGCTGCCAATATTATCAATTTTACTTATAAAGAAGGGAATTGAATTAGTAGTTCTGGATAAAAATGATTTTATTAGTTTATTAGAGAAAAAGAAATGAAAAAAGGTGATAAAGTAAAAATTATTATTGGCCCACCAGACAAAGTAGGTAAAACAGGAGAAGTAACCACTATGATGACAAATGGTGTTATAGTAAAATTAAGTGATAATAAATTTACGCCTGTTCAATTTAAACATTTAGAGGTGCTTTAAAAATGACAAGAAAATTAAATCGAGTTAAATATCTTGATGTATCAGCTGAATTACTTGGTGAAATTCTCAAAAAAGCTTCTGAAAACGCTTTACCTAAAGATGCTCAAATGATGAGGTTTAGATATGAAATAAATACTCATTGTTGGCGACTTATTATACATAGCAAAGAATTTGATCGTGTTCCCGAGGGGGCAGAAATTCCTAGACATGACACTCCAGTGATTTCTTCAGATATATTAAAATAAAAAAAAGATGTTTTGTTTGCCTTGTTTAACTCTAATTCTATATTTCGTTGTTTTGGGTATTTTTATGCCGAGTAAAAGACAATTTATTAAGGGTGCTGTATTGTGTTTTTGGAGAAAATTAACTTTACAGAAATGTACTGATGCTTTCGATATATTAATGCATACGAGATTTATAATGTGGCTTGCTGGAAAAAATCGGATGTCTTTGGCTAAATTTTTTAAGAAGAAAAGAAATTTTGACATTGCTCTTGCTATTTTGGGACTTGTTTTTATGGTATCGAATACAGTATTATTTTATTTATTATATCGATTTTTATTTATTAAAAGTCCTTGTAACGAAGGAGCGTGTCAAATATGAAACTCTGTCAGTATGAAGATTTAAGAAAACTCAATCAAGCATTGAGTAGTTTTAGTAAAAATGAAGTACCTATCATAAGCGTAAACCATTTGGTTGTTGAGGGCAAAGTTCAATATTTTGTTTTAACCAATCCTAAGTATGAACCGAAGAAAATTAAAAAGAAAATAATAAAAAAAGAAGAAAAGAAAAAGTAATTTTCTCAAAATAATGAAAGAACCTAAATTTGTAGAATGTTGTGATTGTAGTACCATCCATTATGTAATCGATAAGGATACTGCAGAAAGTCTTAAAAATAAAATGGATGAAGATTTTTTAACTCGTGATTTAACTCGCTGTTCTAGTTGTGGATCGAAAAAGGAGTTTTCAATTGTATCTGAAATTTATGTAAAACATTTGTCACCTAGTGATAAATTATTACCCATATTTTTAGATTACGATGATCTCAAAAAATCCACAAAAAATAAACACTAACGAATTTTTAGAGAGAATACAAGGACTTAAAAAACTTTTAGATTCTTCGAAATATTTAGATCGTAATACTCGGGAAAATATCGCATGGTATTGTGGAGATCAAAAACGTCAATATATTGAAAGATATTCTAATAAAGTGTGTGTTAAAATAAAATAATAGATTGGGTACTGGGTACAGGCGAAACTCCAAACTTCGCCATGCAGGGTTCGACTCCTTGACAATCTGCAATGCTGGAGAGGGGGTAAATCTTCAGCATATGCGGGATTAGTTGATTGGCACAATGACATCCTTCCAATTTGTAGAAAAGGGTTCGATTACCTTATCCCGCTCACTCGGCTCCTACCTCGAAAGAGCGTCCGATAATCCTTTGCGCTTGAAAAGATGGAGAATAAGGGGGGCAACCTAAACATTAAAACATGTTTTATTGCATGGTTGTCAACTCGATAATATTATATATTTTAGGAGGAAATCATGACTAGGTAGTCGTCAAATTTTAATTGAAGACGGCCCTTAAGGGGGTGAATAGTCGTGATCAAATCTAGAAAAATTCGTAGCGGTGGATCTCGTAAATTTGGTAGAAATGAAATCAAATGTACAAGATATCGAATGAGAAACCGCCGAGAAAGAAACAAATTAAGAAAATTAAAAAAGATTTTTCGTAAATATCCAAATAATAAACAAGTCGCTAATCGTATTAAATCGTTGGAGAAAGAATTATCTTAATTAATAATATATAATGAGATATAAACAGAGATTGGCTCAACTGGTGGAGCGGGTGCTTTGGGAGCATCAGGTTGTGAGTTCGAATCTCACATCTCTGACTTGACATCGAACCTTTTTTCTTTTACCATTAGCAATGGAAAGATTCTGGAAAAAGGTACAAAAAACGGATACTTGTTGGCTGTGGACAGCGGGCAGCAGGGGTAACGGTTATGGTTGTATCAAGTACAAAGGAAAGGTACATGATGCACATAGATTTGTTTGGTTCTTGACCCATGGGTCTTTTTCCAAAAAGTGGATATTGCATAAATGCAATAACCGCAAATGTGTCAATCCTGAGCACCTTTATGAAGGGACACCGAAACAAAATTTTGATGACATGGAGAGAGCTGGAACAAGGTTCGTCCAAAAATCAAAATATGCTTCTCCCGCAGACAGAAGAAGAAAAACGTGGATGCGGTGGTATGAAAAGGCCAAAAATGAGCCTGGCAGAGAGAGGTATAATCGGTGGAGAAAAACACAAAAGTCAAAGAAGGACAATTAGTTTAGTGGCAAAACTTTCCCCTGTCACGGGAAGATCAAGGGTTCAATTCCCTTATTGTCCGCCCATTCCAAGATCATTCAACGGTAGGATGGGTGGCTGTTAACCACCTAATCTTGGTTCGAATCCAAGTCTTGGAGCAATAGATTTGTCGTCTAATGGTAGGACTTTCGGCTCTGAACCGAAAAATTGTGGTTCGAATCCATGCTAATCTACTAACCGAAGGAAGCCAAATGGCCAGGCAACGGACTGTAAACCCGTAATTTGTTGGTTCGATTCCAACCTTTCGGACATTTGGTATAATGTGTTTAAGTATTTAAGTAAAAGTATGAATAAAGCGTGGAAAGATTTAGAAAAAACAACAGCAAAAATACTTAAGGGTAGAAGAATTATTCGTATGTCTTACAGTGAAATTAGTCCTGATGTCAAGTTAAAGGATTTTCCTTCTTTTAAGATTGACACTAAAAGGTACAAACGGTTTAGGGTATTTTCTCTTTATGAAACAGTTAAGGGGAAATATTGTAGAAAACATGGTGACAATCCAATATTAGTTTTAAGACAACATAATAAAGTTACCAAATTAGCAGTGATAGATTTAAAACTATTGGCTAAATTTTTAGATTTTGTAAGAGAAAAAGGCGGAGAGAATGACTTCAAATAATATAGTTTCAATAGCGATAATCGGACATACAGGAATGGTTGGTAATCAAGTTTATCGATGGTTTAAAAAAAGAATTTATCCTAAATATAAAGTAATGGGTTTATCTTTGGACAGGGAAACTTATAGTTGGGAAGAAATTAATCGAGATGCCGATTATATTTTTATTGCTGTCCCAACACCTTTTGACTGGAAAACAAAAGAATATAAAACAAATATTGTTGAAGAAGTTTTGGATAAAATCGATAAGAATAAAAAGGTAATTATTAAATCAACAATTGTCCCTGGAACAACCGAGAGATTACAAAAAAAGTACCCAAAATTGTTTCTTTTATTCAATCCTGAATTTCTGAGTGAAAAAACAGCAGAATCAGATTTTATTAACCCTGATAGACAAATAATTGGATTTACAAAAAAAAGCTATCCATATGCCCAAGAAGTTTTACGTTTAATCCCTCAAAGTCCTTATGATGTAATATGTACATCAGGTGAAGCTGAAATTGCTAAATATGTCAATAATTTCCATGGAGCATTAATGGTTATGTTCGCCAACTTTTTCTATGATATTTGTCAAAAAATTAATGCTGATTTTGACGTTGTTAAGGGTATTTCAACTGCGTCCAAATGGGTTGGTTCGCCAATGGGTAGAATGTATTGGGATGTATGGCATAAAGGGAAAAGGGGGTATGGAGGAAGTTGTTTCCCTAAAGACATCAATAGTTTGATTAATTGGTGTAAAGAAAATGGAATTAATACAGAAATAATTGAAGCGACACAGAAATCTAATATTCGTATATTAAAAAGTCAGGGTCTAACTGAAAAACTTTTAGAAAAAAGATAATGGAAGTAAAAAATATATCAATCCAAAAAATACATAAAGCTAAATATAATCCACGAATAATTTACGATAAAGAATTTCAGGATTTGATTAGTTCCATTAAAGAATTTGGGTTTGTTGAACCAATCGTTGTTAATACTAGAGAACATGCAGATTTTGAAAAACACCAATGGACAATCGTTGGAGGACACCAAAGATACGAAGCTGCTAAAAAAATAGGGCATAAAGAAGTTCCTGTAATTTTTGTTAACCTCTCACCACAAAAGGAAAAAATTCTTAACTTGGCATTGAATAAAATAACGGGGGAATTTGACAATACAATGTTGGCGGAGATAATGTATGGACTTGTCGAAGAAGATAAATTAACACCAGACGACATACTGGGTTTTTCTCATGAAGAAATTAGTAAACTTTTAGACACAGTTATGGATATTGGCGACGAAGATGATGATTTTGATTTAGAAAAAGAAAAAGGATTAGCAAAAAACACCAAGATAAAGAATGGCGATATATATGAAATTGGCAAACATCGATTGATGTGTGGTAACAGTACTATCATGAAATCTGTCAGGATATTAATGAACGGAGAAAAAGCCAATATGATATTTACAGATCCACCATTTAATGTAGGACTTGAATATCAAGAGTACCAAGATAACAAAACAGACGATGAATATATGAGTTTTTGTAAAAAGTTCATGAAAAATATCCATAATATAATGAGTGATAAATCATCAATTTATTTAATGATTGCCGATAAGTATACAATCCGAGTCGGTACATTATTTGAAGATTTATTTAGATTCTCACAAATATTATTTTGGGTAAAAGAAAACCCAACATTAGGTAACAGTGATTATCAATATAATTATGAGGCAATCCTTTATGGTTGGAGAAAAGGCGGTAAACATAAGTTTTATGGTGGCAATGCCGAACCAGCCGCTAACTTTGTTAAAAGGGATAGGGGTAAAGATAAAGTTGAACATCCAGCACAAAGGCCAATTGAATTAGTCAACGATTACATTAAAAACTCTAGCCAGCGAGATGAACTGGTTGTTGACTTATTTGGTGGTTCAGGAACAACAATGGTATCTGCAAATTCTTGTAATAGACGATGTTATATGATGGAGATGGATCCGATATATGTTCAAATTATTATTAATAGAATGAAGAAAATTGGAGTCGATGCCAAATTAATATAAGAAATGGCCAAACAAAAATTACCATCTACTAAAGAAATAATAGCTGAGGCTCAAAATGTTGATCCCGATAATTTCAATAAAATAGCTTTGCGTAGAAGTAAGGTTAGAGAACTTATGAGAATGGGATATGGGACTTATCAAATATTTCGTATTTTAGAAAAAGGCATTAAGGTTGACAAAAATCAGACTGTTAAAGTCCCAACATCAGTAGCATCAGTAACAAATGATATAGAATATATTAGACAAGATGAAATGGCTCAAGATATCGATTTTAATGAAAAAAGAGCTGAAGTTAAAGATAAACTTGATTTCTTATACCAGAGATCAATACAAGAATATCTACAGGCAAGAGGTGCAACGAGAGCAACTTTTATGAATACTGCTCTATCAATTTTGGGTAAAATAATGGATATGGAGGGGATTAAATCTCCTGAAAATTTAAATGTTAATCTAAATGCAGAAGCTAAAATAGCACAGTTTTCTGTAGAAATGCATAAATTAAGTAAAGATGAAAAATCTACTATTCTCACCGCAATTCGCAAAGTTCGTGAACAACGCAAGTCTGGAGGAGTTGGACACACTGGAGTTCCTAACAAACCATCCAGAGTATCAACACAAACCAGTAACGATGAAAGAGTTTCTGGAAAATCCTAAATTTGTTACCGAACAAGACAAACCAAGACCTTATAATAAACAACTTCTTATAGATATTTTTGATAAAACTTCTACTTGGGAGGAATTTGAAAACTTGGGAAAATATGAAGAAGTTTTATATATTGCGGGGATTGGTTCGGGCAAATCTTATGTTTCTTCAATGGCAATTGTTTATATCATTCATCGCCTTTTGTGTTTAAGAAATCCTCAAAAGTATTTTAAGTTTGCTAAGGGTACTAAAATTGCTTTCGTCAATATTTCTAAATCGTTCAGTCAGGCTAAGGACATTGTTTTTGGTGAAATTAAAAATAGAATAGACAACAATCAATGGTTTCAAAATTTTTACCCATCTGATCCTCGTATTAAATCAAAAATACGAATGCCTAAAAACATTTTCATATTACCGCTAGGATCTAATGAAGAATCACCTCTAGGATATAACATTTTTGGATCAGTTATAGATGAAGCATCTTTTCATACATTAACTAAAGATAAAGATTACGCCGAAGAATCATATAATCAAATTAAAAAACGTATTCGTTCTCGTTTCTTTAGTAAGGGAAAAATGTTTATTATTACTTCTCCCAGATATGTTTATGACTTTGCTGAAACAAAATTCGAAGAAGAAAAGGATAATCCTAGAGTATTAAGAAGAAGAACTCCTTTATGGGAAGCTATGCCTGCAGAAATGTTTAGTGGAGAAAAATTTGATTTAGGTAAATATTTATCTAGCAAAGGAAAAGGGATAATGGTGCCAGTCGAATATGAAAACGAGTTTCAACAAAATCCAGAAAGGGCAATGAGAGATTATGGTGCTCAACCATCAATGGCTATCCAGGGATTTTTTAACAATCCAGAAGTACTTAATAACAACGCTAATTATAATCGGAAACACCCCGTAAGTCTCAAAACAGGAGAGTTTTCAGAATGGTTTTATAACCATAAGGGTAGTGAAAATTTTGATACTGATAAAAGATTTATCCATATCGACTTAGGACTTAATAGAGAAGGAAAGGGGGATTGTGCTGGTTTTGCAATGGGTAAATTTAATGGATGGAAAGATGTTAAAAGTATTAAAGGCAAAATAGAAAAACGTCCTAAAATATTTATCGATCTAATGATGCAAATAAAGGCAGGCCCTAAAGATGAAATCCAATTTGAAGATGTTAGACAAATAATTTATAAACTAAAAGATATTGGATACAATATTCATCTTATTACTTTTGACGGGTGGCAATCAGTTGATTCCGTTCAGACACTAAAATCAGCAGGATTTAATGCCGATTTTTTCTCAGTAGATCGTAATCCAGAAGCATATTATACGCTTAAAGCGGCTGTTTTAGATAAACGATTAGATTATTATTACTACAAACCTCTGATTACCGAACTACAACAACTAGAAGAAGTCAAAGGAATGAAAATTGATCATCCACGACAAGGAAGTAAAGATGTCGCTGATGCAGTAGCGGGTGTTTGTTATCAATGTGGAAAAGGTACACCAGGTTACGGTTTTAAGGTAGTAGGTAAGTAATTGATTTTCTTTTCAAAAAAAGGTATATTTTAGAAAGAAATCAATTTTTCTTAAAAAAACTATGAAAATCCCAAAATTTTTAGAAAAAACTATTCTAAATAGTGATAATGTTAAAGCAAAGATCGAAGAAGCCAAGAAGAAAAGCGAATCTGATACATCAAAAGATTTGAATCAAAAGTTAACAACACAACATAACAAAGAAGTCGTAGAAGAAGTTAATAAGGCATTGAAAGCTGCTAAAAAAGATTGGTCTTTTGAAACTGTTAAGGCACTCGACAACCGATTTCATCGTTCTCGTAAATATATTACTACTTCAAGTGGAACAGAAACATTCTTAGCTAATATTTTATTATCTGGGAAAAACTATAATACATTATCAACATTGTTTAGTGATTCTCCTGGTTCAATTCAGTGTGCAACAAGAATCAAAGAAGCTGTGTTGGGTGGTGGATATGTAATTAAGCCGTCTGTAGGAGGTAAAAAGGGTTCTAAAAAAGATTTAAAAAGATTAATTGATTTTTTTGATAACCCCAATCCTGATGACACAATCGAAACATTACTTGGTGTTTGTATTGAAAACTATCTTGCTTATGGAGATTTTTATTTAGAGAAAGTACCGACAAAAAGAAGTGCCAATAATAAAAAGAAAACAATGGAAGTGGCTGAACTTTACAACCTTGATCCAACGACAATGACTATTTTAGTTGATGCTGAAAAAAAGAAAAAAGGCGTGATAGAGAAAGTTGGATATAAAAGGAAAACAACTGAGAATAAATCTGTTGTATATAATTTGGATGAGATTTTTCAAGGTAAAAGACCAAGTCGTAGAGCTTCTTTATATGGTAGAGCCGTTTTAGAAGATAATACTGCCACACTACAATTACTATTAAGGGCATTAACTTACAATATCAATATTTTAAGAAACGGTGGTCGTCCACCCATTCAACTACAATTACCCGAAGATTCTACTGAAGCAGATGCAGATTCGGTATCCGCATGGTTTGAGAAGAATTATATGGGGCCTCATAATGCAGGCAAAACATTAATATCGTTTAAAGGCGCTAAAGCAGAAACATTAGGACTTACACCTCAAGATATGGCATATTTAGAATTACTTAATTTTGGCATTAGAGAGGTTGCGGGACAATATGGAGTTCCGTTACCCATGATTGGATTCCCCGAAGGTACAAATAGAGCAACAATGAGTGAAATGAGGCGTGCTTTTTACTTAACTAATATATTCTCTTTAAGAAAATTAATTTCACAAAAAATTACAAAAGTGATTATACAGGATAGCATGAAAATTGAAGGATGGAGAATAGACTTTAAAACTGCAGGACTAGAGGAATCTGAGGCTTCAAGGCGTGACTTTATGATGGCAAGAGATAAAGGACTATATTCATTTAATGAAGCTAGAATGTCTATGGGGTTACTACCAATTAGTGAGGAATGGGCTAATAAATATTATTTAGTTGGTACTAAAAACGACTCAATGATTGAGGTGGAAAAGGCTATTGGTAGAGTATCAGATACATCTTCTCCTGACGCATCTCGTGGGAAAGATAATCGTGGGCCAGGAGATAAAGATCCTAAAGAAGATGAGAGTTCTCACGATGAAAAATAGATATTGATTTTTAATAACATTTTTGATACAATATAAAAAGTTAAAGATTAAGTAAAAGGAGGCATAATGCCAGCACCAAATATTCCTAATACAGGTCAAAAGACAATTAGGGCACGAATGAAAGTAGAATCTTTTGTTTCACCTGAAAAACCAACGGTAAAACAACTTCAAGATTTTGACAAAAAGGTAAACGATTTTCTCGACACGATTGATAATACAAAAAGATTTCTCAACGGACGTAACTCTTATTCTATTGGAAATAAAATTTATATTCTAGTTTGGTATCTTAATAAAATAGCGGATGAACCAGTTACTACCCCTTTCGGTAATAAGGTTAAACAAGGACAACCTGTTATAAAAGAAGATGTCAAACCGAATAATAACTCCCAATAAAAAACATATTAACGATGTAGAAAAAGTTGATATACCGTTCGTTAAATGTTGTGTTTGTGGGATTCCCACAACACAGGGATTACATCAAATAAGATTAATAATGGTTAAACCAGCGAAAATGCAGAAAAATAAATATACTGGAGAAATCAGACGAATCCCCCCAGTAATGAAAAGATTAGATGTCTATATGTGCATTAATTGTGTAGAAAAAGGAAAACTATGGCCAGGAACAAAACCAACATAAATAGACTCAAAGAACTAGAAAAGATATTAGATAAATTAAAAAAATCTAGTAATGATGATAGAACAGATATAGATTTAATACTGGGATATTTAGAAAAGTTTGTGAATAACCCCGCAGACAGTGGGGGTTCTGAAAAAGTAATGGGGTTTGAGATACGAGATGATATAAATACAATGTCTAAAATTTACCAACTGACATGGAGAAAAACTGATTTAGAACAAATGAAACAATATGAATAGATTAAGAGAACTAGAAAAAATAGCTGAAAAACTTGGTATCGGACAAAACCGAGAAGTAGAATGTTTCTGTTGTAAAAAAACAGTTGAGTTTAAAAAGGCAATTACTTTAACCAATAAGAAAAAGGTTACATACCTTTGTAAAGATTGTTATAAAAAACTAGAAAGTGGTGATTTGAATAAATCTCAAATAGGCAAAGACGAGATTTTGAAAGAACTCGAAAAAGCTATAAAAATACCAGGCATACAACCAGCACCTTATAATCTACAACCAGTAACTTGGACTCCTGAAACAGACGAATGGAATCCTTCTTATAAAATCAGAGACGAAATAGGAACATCAATAGAACCGATACTAGATCGTTATTTAGTATCGTCAATGGAATATGCGGAAATGAAAACTACACCAAATTCACTTTTAAAATTTGAGTCTAAAAATAAACATGACTATAAAACAAACTCAACCACCAACAAATAATCAAAGTGGTTCTCAAAAGCCACTTTTGCAAATTACTTTACCAGCTCCTCCAAATATGGATCCATCTGCTCCTGTATCTGTCGGAAAACATAACGCTTGTGCTCAAAAGAATTTTAAACAGGTTGCTGATATCCTATTAGCTACCATTAATAATCAGAAATTAATGAGTTTGGCTATTACTCAACAAGATAAAAAACTTAAAGAACTCCAAAAAAACATGAAAACAATTAGTGACAATATTAGAAAATTATTAAAAGGAAAATAAAAATGACAGTAGAAGATGCGGGTAAAAATATTGAACTACAAAAATTAAAAGCCGAATCTTTTAAAGAACGACTTAAAAAAAGAGAAATATGGATAAATGGGCCTGTAACGGATTCTCTTATAGAAATTCTCTATACCAACTTAATCAATCTTCAAGAACAATCTCAACAACTTCCAATAAGAGTAGTTGTTAATTCTTTGGGAGGTAATCTTTTTGAATCCGTTGTGGCTACTGATGTTATGGGAACAAGTCCTTGTCCTGTTACTACTATTGGACTAGCTAATATTGTTTCGGGTGGTTTTATTATTTTTATGGGAGGAAAAGAAAGAATATGTCATGACTATACACAAATCATGATGCATTCAGCTGGTTTCGGAATGTCGGATAAAGTTCCTGATATCGAAGCTCATGTTGAATATATAAAAGAAGTTCAGAGCAAGCTATCTAAACTTCTTTCTTATCAAACAGGAGGAAAGACAACGGCAGGATATTGGATGGAATTATTTGAAAGTGGTAAAGATAAATGGTTTTCTGTTGAAGAATCATTAAAATTAGGCATTGTTCATAGAGTTATCAAACGTAAAGAAATGGTTAATCCGTTTTTTTATTCTCGTCCTACTTATACTTGGGATTTATTAGATATTGCGAGGAGCCAACAAGGATGAGTAATCCAGTAACAAAACCCAAAAGAACTAGATATTTGTTTACCATTTATGCTAGGCCGGGAGAAGACTATAATGTAGGGACAGAGATTGATTTAACAATTATTGGTCACAATAAAAAAGATGCTTTAATAGAAGCAAAGAGATTAATTGGAAAAGACTACAAATACTTCAGGATTAAAAATGCTGAACCAGTAGAAATTTATAAAATGAGAGAATGTTAAATATATATTAATAAATAAACAATGACAGGAATATTTAATCCCAAACAAATGCTTAAACCCACAGAAGATCAAACGGCACCTCTTGGATTTGAACCTGCTGCAAAAAATGTAATCAAACTTAATCCAAATCAATGTCCTCAATGTTTAAGACCAATGGGCGTTAAGGGATATAACTCGGCTACCGTAAAAGTATGGACTGCTCACGGAGTAGATTTTTGGTGTAATGAGTGTTTCCAAAAAGGAGAACAAGAATGTACTTGTATGAAATATCGTAATCTATCTAAAAAAGAGCAGAAATTTGCTCGTAAAATATTAAAACAAAATGAAAGAATTAAAAACGCCCAAATGTCTTAATTGTGGTAAAAAAATGAAACCATATATTTATAAAAAAAGTGACGGGTTTCCCAAACTCGTTGGTAAATCTGATGGACATACTTACCGATGTTCATGTATGAGTAAAGGATTATTACTTTCAGCAGGTTGAAACATTAAAAAAGAAATTAATTATTTAAATGAAAAAAATAAAACTAGGAGATCATGTTAAAGATACGATTACTAGTTATGAAGGTATCTGTGTTGGTATCACAAACTGGCTAAACGGTTGTGCCAGAATAGCAATTCAAAGTACTGACAGTAGAAATTCTGAAACTGGATTGCCTACCGACAATTATTGGGTTGATGAAACAACTGTTGTTGTCGTCAAAAAACAGACTAAGCAATCAACACAAAAGAAAAATGGTGCATCAAGTTCCATAGGTGGAAGATATGATGATCCCGTAATGACTTAAAATTAATATTTAACTAAAAGGAGAAAAAAATGCCAACTCGATGTTCAAAAAATGAAGATGGTTGTTATTGTCGATGGGGAAAACAAACCAAGTATTATTACAAATGTGGCGATTCTAAAGCCAGAAATAGAGCAAGAGCTAAGGCAAATAAACAAGGATCCGCCGCAAGAAGTTCGGGGTATAAAGGTTCTTATATCACAGGATTTAAAGGAGCTAAATGAATTTAACTTGGCGATGTCAAATCTGTAAAAAAGAAAGGCCTGATGATAAAATTAGTGTTGTATCCTATCCAATGAAAGGTCTTCCAAGTGCCGAAGTCAATATTAAGTATTGCAATGATAATATGAAATGTTATCGAGGTGCTTTAGAAAAGCGTAAAAGAGGAGAATTAATATGAATATTAAACAAAAGTGGGAAACACCAGAAGGACAAAAACTACTTAAAAAATTAGAACGGCAATTTGGTAAATATAAAAAAATTACTTTAACAACGGATGGTAAGTCATATAAAGTACCAACAAAAGACATATTAACTATTGGAATAAAGGGGAAGGATTTATCTAATTATCCTGAATGGAAAGAATGAATATATTAATATATGGCGATTACTATAAATGGACTAGCGGTTATGCCAGAGAGATTAAAGATATTCTCCCTTATTTAAAAAAAGGGAATGATGTTAGGCAAGTGGCTTTAGGATATAACGGATACCCCATAGACAAAGACATGGTTGTTTACCACACACAAACACCCGAAGTTAAAGATCACTATGCTCAAGAAGTCCTACATTATGCATTGGACGATTTTCAACCTGATATCGTATTGACTGTTCAAGATTTTTGGATGTTACCTAAAATATCATTTACATTGGCTCATCCTGCAAAGTTTAAATGGGTTCATTGGGGTACTTTAGATTCAGAACCATTGGATTTTTATTCAAGAGAATCATTAAAGTGGATGCATTATTGCTTTTGGCAATCTCACTTTGGTGCAATTGAATGTAAACAGCTTGTTCCAGGATTAATGGGTGAAGTTATTTATCCATCAGTTGATCCAAAAGTATTTCACAAAATGGATAAAAAGAAACTAAAAAAACAATTCAAATTAGACGGAATTAATGTTTTGATATGTAATGCCAGAGGGCAACAAAGAAAGAACGTCCCAGTCCTCTTAGATGCATTTAAGGAGGTAATTAAAGAAGTCCCGAACACTACACTTATCCTGTCATCAGGTATTAAAAGGACAAAAACAGATTCGGGAGAGTTTGATGGTTATGATTTAGAAAGATTTGTTCACGAACTAGGATTGGTGGATTATGTACTTTTGCCACGAGGTAGGGATAGAGGCCCAATTGACGACAACACTCTCAACATTCAATACAATCTCTCGGATATAAACATTCTTCCCTCTTGGGGTGAAGGTTTTGGACTGCCGTTTATAGAGGCGGGCATCTCTGCTGTTCCTTCTATTGGCGTAGACCACTCGGCGGTTCGAGAGATTGTTAAAGACAGGGGATTATTAATTGAACCACGAGCTTATACTTATAACTTAGATGGTTCAAAATATCAACTTTGTCACCCAGATGATTTAAAAGATGCAATAGTCAAATTACTTACAAATAATGCAAGTAGAATTAAATATGGCAAGAAAGCTCAAGAATTTGCCACAAAACTAACACCTGAAAGTCGTGCCAAACTGATGTTAGATAGGTTCAAAAAATTAATTAAAGAGGATGCACAGCCTCTTACAAGAAGATAATGCCACTAAATAATTACACATCAAGTATGGCCATTAATAGAATATTTGATGGTATTCAAAAAATGCTAGTTACTCATGGAGCTAAACAAATCATGTTTGACTATGAAGATGGATTAGCTACTGGCCTTACATTTACTATTCAAACACCAAAAGGCATGTTGCCAATTAAACTACCAGTAAGAATTGAGAAAATTAAAAAGGTTTTTGAAAACGATGGAATTTATTGTAAAGATGATTTACAGCCTTATAGAACTGGATGGAAAAATATTCATGACTGGGTAAAAGTTCAGATGGCCATGATTGACACCGAAATGGTTAAATTAGAAGAAATCTTTTTACCTTATATGGCAGGACAAGATGGTAAGACATATTTTGAAATTCTTGAACATAGAGGTTTTATGTTACCAAGTGGTAAATCTGAAAATGGAGAGGTAATAAAATGAATTTTAAGAAAAACTGCATGAGTTATTGGTTTCCTAAGTTAGCAAAGACAGGTGTTCCTTTTCCCCAAACAGCCATGGTTGACATGAACAAAACAGACGATAATTTCAATAAAGCAATGATGAAGCTGTTTTGGATGAAAAAAATCAACGAAAAAGATAGGATAACCTTTTCTAGTTTCAGGAGATTAATTGAACACATGGTAACAAGAATGGGTGGATACCCTGTCTTTATAAGAACGGGACAAACCAGTCATAAACATCAGTGGGCTGAAACTTGCTATGTTGATCAAAAAAGCACATTAATGAAAAATGTTCAAACAATGTTGGAATACAGTATTATGTCTAGCGTAAATCCAAAAAAAGCATTTCCTTTTAATATTTGGGCAGTAAGAAAATTAATTCCTACTAGCCCAATATTTAATGCATTTGGTGGAGAAATGCCAATAACAAAAGAGATGAGATTCTTTATTCGTGACAGCAAAATTGAATGTATGCATCCATACTGGCCAGAAGAAGCAATTAAAGGATTTACTAAAGATAAAAATTGGGAGAAAAAATTAAAAACAATGAATATTATTAGCAAAGATGATCTTAATCATTTGAAAAAATTAACATTAAAAGTTGCTCGTGTTTTTAAAGGATATTGGTCAATAGACTGGCTAAAATCTAAAAGTGGCAAATGGTACGCAATTGATATGGCAACAGGCAAAGATTCATATCATTGGAAGGGTTGCCCTAAAGGAAAAGTATTAGATGAGAAATAATATCATTATAAATTTAAAATAAAGGTGGTGAATAAAAAATGAAAAAATTAACAAAAAGTGTTTTATCAAGTATTTTAGTAATTCTTTTAACTGCTGGAGTAGTTTATGCTACTTTCCAAGTTTTCAATGAAAGAAAATATATCGGTGTTCATGAATCAATTATTGTAAATGTTAATGGATTCGAAGGAGAAACCGCTTTCGCTGGAGATACTGTATGTGGAACAGTCAAAATTGAAAATATAGGAACAAAAAGTCAGCCAATCCGAATTTTTGGGACATTATCTAACGGATTGACAAGCAATCATTGGCTATTTGATGGTACTGAACATTTTCTTACCATTAATACAGGTGATATTTGGGAACATAATCCATGTGTCCAACTAGGTTCCGATGTTAACTTGATATCAAAGTGGGTTAATTTAATGGTAAGTAGAGAGTAGTTTACATATAAAATTATAATTTAAAGGAAATAAAAATGGCTAGTCGTGATAAACCTAAAAGAGAAAAGAAAAAACCTAAAAAGAAAAAATGAAAGATAAAGTAAGCATTATTTGTCCCAGTTGGAACAAACTAGAGTTTTTGAAACAGATGATGATTTCTGTTGAGAAGAATACTCAGTGGCCTTTTGAACTTATCATTATTGATAATGCATCTGATGATGGCACTCAAGAGTTTGTTTTAACATCTAATTTTAAGATGGACGGACAATATATAAGGAATGAAGAAAATAAGGGATTTGCTATACCCAATAATCAAGGATTGAAAGTGGCAAAAGGTAATTTCTTATGTTTCCTAAATAATGATACAATCGTAACTAATGGATGGCTAACCGCTATGATGAAAGTATTTAATGAAGAAAAAGCAGTAGGGATAGTTGGTGCGAGGTTAGTTCACCCTGGCAAAGGCACGATACAACACGCAGGCGTCGTAGAACACACATCAGGACTCCCAGATCATATATATTTCAATAAGCCAATGAATTATCCGCCAGCGATGAAAAGAAAACAGTATTTCGCCGTTACAGGCGCTTGTATGGTGACACCTAAAGGGTTATTTAAAGAATTAGGGGGATTTGATGAAAGATATTGGTGTGGTTGGGAAGATATGGATTATTGTCAAAAAGTACATCAATCAGGTATGAATATCTATTATGAACCAAATTCTCTTGTTTATCACTATGAATCTCGAACAGAAGGAAGATATATTAAAGAGGGTTCAAATTTTAGTTTATATATGAACGAGTGGGTACTCGGAAAGGAGAAGAAGTGAAATTTAAACTATGGCCTATTAATATAAAAATTACTCATAGGAAATTTTATAATAAACAAACAGGTAAAAAAGAACTATACATTGAAGAAATTAAAGCATCAGTTATTCATTGCCCAAGATGTTATAAATCACTCGAATATATTAGTACAGGAAAAGAATATGCTGGCATCTTTTGTTCTAAGTGTGGTAAAGATTTAAGAAAACCATTTACTAAATGTGAGAAGATTAGACATTGGTTAAGATGGATAGGACATAAATCACCACTAGGTGAGTGGCCAATAGGATATTTAAAATGAACAAAGTAATTAAAAAGGGTATTAAAAAAGCAATTATTATTTACGAAGATCCCGATACAGGAGAAGGCCGTAGAGTTGTTTTTGGAGAAACCGCATCATTAATGAGTTTTTTGGTAGGACAACTACCTTCACTTTGGAAAAGAATACAGCAAATG